AAGATTTCCGTTCTGATTGGGAAGCAATCTCAATGGGATATTCTGCATTTGACAACTTACCATCTTCTTTCCAAGACTACTTAATCTCTTATGTTGCTGCTAAAGTAGCACAAAAGAATGAGCAGAACATATGGGCAGGAGCAGATGGAGAAGGTTCATTTGACGGATTCTCTACTCTATTAGCTGCTGATGGTGATTTACCTACTGCACAACAAATTGCTGGAACTACTGTAACTGCTGGTAACGTAGTAGATGAGTTAGGAAAAGTTGTTGACCAAATCCCTGCTGCTTTATATGGTAGAGATGATTTATTCATCTATGTTTCTCAAAACATCTTTAGAGCATACAAGAGAGCATTAGGAGGATTCCAAGCTAACGGTGAAGGTGCTGCTGGTGTAGGTTCTCAAGGAAACAACCAAGACATCAACATTTTATACTTTGATGGTGTAAAAATCTTTATGGCTAACGGATTAGCAGCAAATACTGCCGTAGCAACTACTAAAGATAACTTACAATTTGGAACTGGTTTATTATCAGACCACCAAGAAGTAAAAGTTTTAGATATGGCTGACTTAGATGGTTCTCAAAACGTAAGAATCATTATGCGATTTACCGCAGGAGTACAATACGGAGTTGTTGAAGACATCGTAACTTACGGAATCTAAGATTCAAATAAATAAACAAAAAGAGGGGTAGGTAATTACTATCTATCCCTTTTTTTATAACTAATAAATAAAAAATAAATATTATGGCTTGTGATATTACTTTAGGTAGAACAGAACCTTGTAAAGATAGTGTTGGAGGAATCAATGCTGTTTATTTTGTAAATTTTGGAGATATAACCAGTATAGATTACGATAGTGTAGATACAGATGTAATTGATGCTGTAGCTGGTTCTCCAAGTGCTTACAAATACGAGGTTAGAGGAAACTCTACCTATACAGAAAACATTCAATCAAGTAGAGAGAATGGAACTACTGCTTTTGAGCAAGTGTTAGAGTTGACACTTAAAAAATTAACTAAAGAAGACCACAATACTATTAAATTATTATCTTTTGGAAGACCAAATATTCTTATCGAAGACAATAACGGAAATGTATTCTTAGCTGGAGCTGAGTATGGTGCTGACGTAACAGGAGGTACTGTAGTAACAGGTGGAGCTATGGCTGATATGAGTGGATATACTCTAAGTTTTACAGGTATGGAAAAAGCACCTGCAAACTTCATTAATGTTGCGGTTGTAGGAAATACTCCTGCTGAGAACATTACTGCTGCTGGATTTACTATTTCATAATAGTAATTTATCAATTAAACTAAACCCTACCATTTGGTGGGGTTTTTTTATTAAATAAAACAAAAATAAATTATTTAGTTATCATAGTATGTTAATATTACAACCAACAGTAGGAGATAAAACAATAACTATTGCACCGAGAAGTTCAGACTTGTCAGGAGCATTTGTTTTAAATATAAGAAGAGATGGTGATGGTAAGGAAGAATCTATAACAAACGCTACTTTAAGCAATATAGTCAACTTTACTGAAGTTACTTTTCAATCAACAATACTTGAAGAGGATTCTACTTATTATTTAGAGATAACTAAAGATGATGAATTGTGGTATAGAGACAAGATATACGTAACATCTCAGACTGCTACTGAAAGAGTAACTGAGAAACACGAGATAGGTAATGGCACAATTTACAAGCCTTATAGTACAGTAGATGATAACACATACATAATATAATGAGTTTAAATAAGAAAAATACAGTTAGTAAAGAATACAAAGATAGCATTAGAGTTGTCAATATGTCTTCTTACCAAGTTCCTACAATCAAAGAGGTTCACAATAAAGAGTGGGTTGCATTTGGGGATAATAACGATTATTTTGATAATCTTATAGATAGATACCTTGACAGTCCTACTAATGGTAGATGTATTAACGGTATTGTTGATATGATTTATGGTAGAGGTTTAGAATCTACTAATTCAGATTTATTCCCTGAAGATTATGTTAGAATGAAGAAACTACTTAGACCAAGAGAAGTTAAGAGACTTGTTAATGATTATAAGTTGTTAGGTCAAGGTGTTATGCAACTAACATACAATAAAGCTAAAACAAAGATACTAAAGGTATCTCACTTTCCTATGGAGACTCTTAGAGCTGAGAAGGCTACTAAAGGTGTTATAAAGGCTTATTACTATCATCCATCTTGGAAAAACTGTAAGAACTCAGATAGTCCTAAAAGAATACCTACATTTGGTAATGGTAGTAAATCTCAAGTAAACGAACTTTATGTATTCAAACCTTACAGAAGTGGTTTCTATTACTACTCTACAGTAGACTATCAAGCATCTTTGCAATATAGTGAGTTAGAATCAGAAGTATCTAACTATCATTTATCGAATATAGAGAATGGATTACAACCGAGTTTATTTGTAAACTTTAACAATGGTATACCTAATGCTGAGACTCAACAGTCTATAGAGAGCAAGATTAACCAAAAGTTTAGTGGTAGCTCTAATAGTGGTAAAGCTATTATTGCATTTAACGAATCAGCAGAAACTAAAGCTGATATAGAAGCAATACACTTACCAGATGCTCACGCACAATATCAATTCTTATCTGATGAAGCAAGAGAGAAGATAATGTTAGGACACGGAATTGTATCTCCAATACTTTTAGGTATTAAAGACAACACAGGTTTTGGTAACAATGCAGAAGAATTAAGAACTGCATCTGTATTAATGGATAACGTAATTATCAGACCATTTCAAGATGGTATTATCTATGGATTAACAGAGATACTTGAATTTAACAAGATATACCAAGATTTATATTTCGTTACATTACAACCAATCGAGTTTACAGAGTTAGACAACGTATCTACTAAGATTAGAAAAGAAGAGGAAACAGGAGAGAAATTATCTGCTGAAGACGCTAAAGACTTTTCTGAAGAGGATGGTGATGATATGATTACTCAATTAGAAGCATTAGGAGAGGTTTTAAGCGATGATTGGGAAGTTGTGCATAGTGAGATATACCAAGACGAAAATGAGTCCGTTAAAATGGCTGAAATCAAGTATTCTGATAAAGCATCATCTGAAGACGATGGTGTATACAAAATTAGATACGCTTATATGCCAGAGAGAAAGTCTCCGAACAGTAGAGATTTCTGTAAGAGAATGGAAGTATTAACAGGTAGAAAGGTTGTATTTAGAAAGGAAGATATTAATATGATGTCTTTTAGAGGTGTAAATAAAGAGTTAGGTCATAAGAAACAGAACTATAGTTTACTAAAATACAAAGGTGGTAAGAACTGTCATCACTATTGGGAACTAAGAGTTTACAAGAAGAAAGATGGTAAGCAAGTTGATTCATCTAATGCTTACGGAGATGGTTTAAAAGAACCTAAAAACCCAAGTGAGATGGGTGAAAGAATGATAGATAGAGCAGACAAAGGTGCTTATAGAAGTACTTTAAATAAAATAAGAAAGACTTTAGGCATATGAAAGCATTATTCATAACAATACAAGATTTAAAAGCTAAGTCAATAATTAGTGGTAGTACTGATGCTGACAAGCTAATTCACTTTATTGAGGTGGCACAGGATATACACATCCAAAATTATTTAGGTGGAAACTTATACGACAAGTTACAGGCTTTAATAATATCAGGTGATATAGACTTACCTGCTAATAGCGATTATAAGAGCCTTAGAGACGTTTATATTAAGCCAATGTTGATTTGGTTTACTCAAGCTGAATACTTCCCTTTTTCTATGTTTAAAATTGATAATGGAGGTATATCGAAGCATAGAGGGGAAGATTCTGATTCTGTTAACTATAGTGATGTTGATAGAATGATGAGTAAGATAAATGATAGAGCTGAGTTTTATACAAAGAGGTTCTTAGATTACATTTGTTTTAACAGTAATAAATATCCTGAATACAATAATAACAGTAACGGAGATATGTACCCTGACAAGGATGCTAATGAGTTTTCAAGTTTTGTTCTGTAATGAGTATAAAAAAAAAGACATATAAGACAAAAACAGTTAACATAATAAAGTTAAATAGTTTTTACAACGAGTTTAATAAAGAAAAGAAAAAAAATAATGGCAAACGAAATATACGAAGTTAGTTGGTGGGGTAGTCCAGTAGAAGATGGATGGGGAGACATTTACTATAATTTAGCTTTTCCAAGTGAAGTACCATCTTTATTAAAATCTTTGGAATCTCGTTCAGCATATTATGAGAATGCAACTTGTACAACTGCAACATTAACTGACTTTGAAAAAATAGAACTATGAGCAATTTATTAGAGAAAGCAAGTATAATAACAACTCCTACTGCTTATAGTGATGGGAAGTTACATAGTGTTAAGCCAGTACAGACTTTAAGTGATGAATTGGTTGTTAATGGAGATTTTGCTACGGATAGCGATTGGTTTAAAAGTGGACAAGTTACAATAGGTAACGGAGTTGCATATTTTGATAGTGATGGTACTTTTACACAAGTAGCACAAAATTTGAGCAATATATCGGGAAAAAATGCAAAGGTAGTTATTGAAATAACAGAATACACACAAGGAACTTTAAAGGTTTTATTTAGTGGTGGAGCACAACAAAATTTACCTACATCTGTGGGTACACATACTTTATATTTCAGCAATGTATCAAGTAATACAATTAATATTGCTAGAGTTGGAGGGGTTACAAATATAAAAATAGACAACGTTTCAGTAAAAGAAGTAATAGACGCTGATTTCGATTTCCAAAGAGGTTCAGCTGCTACAAGAGTAAACTCACAAGGACTTATAGAGAATGTTCAGACATTAAGTGGTAATTTAGTACAGAATGGGGACTTTAGTGAAATAGGTAGTGAGTTAGTTACTAATGGTGGGTTTGATAATGGAGGAGAAAATTGGGCTAATATTAACAATGCTGTTTTTAAAAATTCAACTGTTATATTTGAAAACAACGCAAAAATATATCAAAATGTTGTTAGTGATTTAAGTAAATTTTATAAAATATCAATAGACCTCAATAGTGTTGCTAATGATGGTTTGCAAATTTTAGCTGGTAGTGGAAATAGTTTTGTTAGTTATTCAGTAAATGATATTATAAATAATGGAAATAAAATTGTTTTTTATTCTAAATTTATTAATAATGGAATATTATTTGTCTACTCAAAAACTGCTAATACAAGTGCAGTTATAGACAACGTATCAGTCAAAGAGGTCGGACAGAATTGGCAGTTTAACACAGGGTGGTCTATGGGAGATGGTAAAGCGGTTGCCAACTTAACAACAAACGCACAGCTTTTACAAAACTTTGTTTTTACAATCGGCAAAAGATATAAAGTTAGTTTTGAAATTTTAGACTATACAAGTGGCTCTATTAATTTAAGTTTACACACAGCTTGGTCTCAAGCATATTCTGCAAATGGTGTTTATACAGAGTATTTTACGGCAACACAAACGCTTTTAAAATTTGAAAGCAACCTCCATAATTTCATAGGCTCAATAGACAACATATCAGTATTAGAAATAACAGACGATACAGACTTACCAAGAATAGATTATACAGATGGTTGTGGTAGTTTATTGTTAGAGCCACAGAGTACTAATTTAGTTCCTTATAGTGAGCCAACAAATGGAGCAATAGGCGGGATTAATAATGTTGTTTCTTTTAGCGATATAAATTCTTTTTCTTCTATTGGTTTATACGGGGGGGCTATTTTACAAGGAGGTCAAACCCAATACATTTACAATGGGCAATTAATTTCGGGTTCTACCATTTATGCGTTTTCTTTTTATATAAAAACAAGTGATAGTGTTGCTCCAGTTTTAGCGTCAAGTAACGTTGATGCATTAGGTGATTTTGTATTTGTTATTGGTGGTCAAACAAAATTCTCTAATAGTTTTAGTGATTACTCAATCACTCAATTTAGCGGAAACATTTACAAGGTTGAAGCGGTTATGACATCAAATGCAAATGTTAGTAATCCATCTAACAATGGGCTTATAAAATTTAATACTAATAGAAATGCAGATTTAGAAATTACGGGTTTACAATGGGAACAACTATCTTACCCAACAAGCTACATCCCAACTAACGGTTCAACTGCAACTCGTTTAGCTGATGTATGCAACAACGCTGGTTCAAGTGATTTAATAAACTCAACAGAGGGTGTTTTATATGCGGAGGGTTATTTTGAACAAACTGGTTTAACAAATGGATTGTTCGCTATTTCTGATGGTACTTTTAATAACTTATTAATGGTTAGATATAGTCCAATTAATAAACTACAAATAGAATCAACTGGTGGGGTTAATATTATAGAAGCAAATGAAAGACCTAACGGAAACTACAAAATAGCAGTAAAATATAATTCAAGTGGTGTTGAACTATGGGTTAATGGCTCTAAAACTGAAGAAACATCAACAGTATCAACAATGAGTGGCATAAATCAATTAATGGTTGGTAAAAGTCCTTATGGAAACATTGTAGGTTATAAAAACAAAGCAGTTGCAGTATTTAAAGAAGCATTGACAAACGATGAATTAGAGGGATTAACTGGAGAGGGATATGATACATTTAACGCTTTAGCATTAGCTAATAATTACACAATAATATAATATGGCAGTAAAATTAGGTAACGGACAATGGGCAGTAAAAGAGAATAATCTTTTAGCTTACAATGATAATAGTGGTCAGTTCTTTAACAAGGAGTTTGACTTTACAAGGGGTTCATCTGCTACTTATGTAGGTAAAGATGGATTAATTAAAACTGCTGGATTACAAGATACTAATTTAGTACAGAACGGAGATTTTAGTCAGTTAGGTTCGGAGTTGGTAACGAATGGGGATTTTGCAACCGATAGTAATTGGACAAAAGGTGCGGATACTATTATTGAAAGTGGAAAACTTGTAATAAATAATCAAACAAGCGGAGCAATTCAAACATCTCAATCTAATGTCGTTACAGTTGGCAAGTTTTATAAAGTGGTATTTACAATATCTGATTATACAAGTGGACAATTTAGATTGTTTAATACATTTGATGATTTAACTATTTACAATTCAAATGGAACTTATACTGTTTACGCAAAAGCATATTTATCACCAACGTTAAGTTTGTATTCTAATGCAAATAGTCAATATTCAATAGACAACGTATCTGTTAAACAAGTAGACCCTAACGATGAATGGAATTTAGGAAGTGGATGGAGTTATGGAGATGGTGTTGCTTATTCGGACAACACGCAGACTAATTACGAAAGCCTACAACAAAGTAGCGTAACAACAATAGGTAAAACTTATGAATTAAAATTTAATCTAAATTTAGATAGTGGTGTTATTCAAGCAAAAGGTAATGCTGTTTATGAAACATATTATCCTGCCGATAACGGAGAAGTTGTAAGTTATTTTGTAGCAGATTCCACTTTTTTTAGGTTTACAAGTTTTCCTAATAATACACTTGGCTCTATAACAAACATATCAGTACAAGAAATACAAGTAAACACACCAAGAATAGACTTTAGTGATTCAGTAGATGGTGCTTTGTTATTAGAGCCACAGAGTACGAATTTATTGTCTTATAGTGAAGATTTTGATAATTCTTATTGGGCAAAGGGTGGTTCAAGCGTTGTAAGTGGTTTTACATCTCCAGATGGAAGTTTGAATGCTTTTAAATTAGTTGAAGATACATCTACATCAACACATTATTTGCAGAAAGCTATTGGTGGTGCAGATGGAAACACTTATACGTTTAGTTTATTTGCTAAAAAAGCAGAAAGAAACCATATAACCATATACTGTGGTGGGTCTTTTACAGATTCATCTACTTTTAATCTTAATAACGGAACTTCAGTTAATAACGGAAATTCAACCTCAAAAATAGAATTTATTTCAAATGGTTGGTATAAATGTTCTGTTACCTCTATAAACAGAACAAAAGATAATTATATTATGCCAAACAATGGAGATGTTGGAACAAGTGGGATATTGTATCAAGGCGATGGAACAAGTGGAGTTTATGTATGGGGTGCTATGTTTGAACAATCATCCTACGCTACATCATACATACCAACACAAGGTTCAACATCTACTCGAATAGCAGAAACTTGTAACAACTCTGGTTCAGCACAAGACTTTAATAGTGAAGAGGGAGTATTGTATGCGGAGATTAGTACTTTAGCTAATTATGGAGGTAATAGAATTATAAGAATTTCAGATGGCGGAGGCAATACAAATGCTATTGAGTTTAGGTATGCTCCAGATGGAAATCTTCATTATGATATTTGGGTTGGTGGTGTTTCTCAATTCTCTGGGTATTATACGTATTTTACGGCAACAAATGTAAATGCAATAGCAATTAAATATAAGGAAAATGATTTTGCTTTGTGGATAAATGGAACTGAAGTAAGTACTGATACAAGCGGCATAACATTTAGCGCTAATACTTTAGATGATTTAAGTTTTAGTAGAGGCACACAATTCTTTTTCTACGGAAAAACAAAAAACATACAAGTATTCACAGAATCATTATCAGACGAAGAATTACAAAAACTAACAACAATATAAATTAATTAATTATGTACATAGGTAAATACGCATTTAACAGTAAAGAACAAGCACAAGATAAGATTGATGCTTTAGGTAC